GGCATATAATCCAGATAGTTGGGAACCTCAAATGCTTCTTGACTACTGGAATAATAAATGTGTTGGTAAGCGAATTATGCATGAGGCTTCTGTTAAGTTTTTAGATGCTCAAATTAAAAATTTAGTAACATGTGGCGAAGAAGCTTTCTTTGAATGGTACAAAAATAATAAAGATTTTCTTAGAAAAACTTATAGCGAAATGTGATAATTAAAGCAGGCTGTAAAAAATAGCCTGCTTTTTATTGTATATTATAATATAAAAGTTTATGGAGGATTTAAAATGACACGACCTTCTATTGATGAATATTATCTTGGTATTGCGAAAGCCGTATCAGCAAGGTCTACCTGTATTCGAAAACACTACGGGGCAGTTATCGTAAAAAATGGAGAAATTGTAAGCACTGGTTATAACAACCCGCCTCGTGGAGAGCCTCACTGTTATACGTGTACTAAATGTAAAAATGGCAAAGATGCTTCGACTTATATTGACTGCCCAGCTGTTCACGCAGAAATGAATGCAATTATTTCTGCAAGTAGAAATGAAATGCTTGGAGCTGATCTTTACCTTGCTGGCTTTGATGTTAGAACAGGCGAAGCAGTTGAATGTGAAGCATGGCCTTGTGAAATTTGCTTAAGACTTATAAAAAATGCCGGGATAAATAGTATTATAAATAGTAAAGGCGTTATTTATTTACGTTCAGAGCATAGTAATCTTTTGCTTCAACTGATTGAAAAGGAGACTAAATAATGATTATTGGAATTGTTTGTGTAGATAACAAATGGGGTATCGGAAAGAAGAATGATCTTCTTTTTCACTTGAAGAAGGATATGCAGTTCTTTAGACAGACTACTGCAGACAGTATTGTAGTGTGTGGATATAATACACTTTTGAGTTTTCCTGGAAGTAAGCCTCTCAAGGGCCGCTCGACAATTTGTCTTTGCCCCGAAGAAGTAGAAAGAGACGACTGCTTCTGTATTCACGATTTTGATGAAATGATAAGACTTGTTAAGGAGCTTGCCAAGAATCATCCTGTATTTATAATTGGTGGAGCTATGCTTTATCGGAGTATGCTTCCTTATTATGATAAGGTGTATGTGAATATGGTAGACGCTGACGGAGAGGCTGAAGTATACTTCCCTAATCTTGATGCAAATACCGCTTACGAGGTTACTCATGTTTTGCCAGCGGTTGAGGATGAAGGGTACCTTACCCAGCTTTATACTTACACAAGAAAATAAAGGATACTATAGTTTTATGTTTATACCAAAGATACCAGTAGAAGACACTATTTTACGAGACTATTCGGTAAACTCAGCTATTATAGATACAAATGAAAATATTAATAGTTTTGAAAATCAGTATATAACAGTAACTATGCCTATTAATACAATTTTATGGTTTGCTGAAAATAATTGGAAATGTCCAAAAAGTACTATAAATAGACAAATTTTATCTGCAGCTGAATGGGAGACCGAAAAACAGGCATTGATTGCTTACGGTAAAAACCTAAAGATAAATACGAAAGCGTCACTGTGCGGTACTTTTAATAAGAATAATACGAGTTATTTGATTTGGTTAGAATTTACCGGACCAGACCTTATAAAGCATAAACTTGATATTTTTATAAATGAAAAATCTAAAGATGGTACAAAGATTTATGCTATAAAAGGTATTGATGGTGTGCTTTGTGATACTATTTATAATGCTATTATTAATAATGGCGTAATTGACCCTAGAATTGCCAGAAAATTAAACAGTATTGGGTCTGTCGCTTGGATCGGAACTGCAGAGTCTAAAACTCAATACAAACTTAATAGTTTTAGACAACAAAAACTTTTCGAAAAAGCTGCAGCAGAGTGCCCATTCGTAGAACTACGTCAGCTTGATTGTTTTGATGATTATCTTTATAGAGGTGACCCTGGTCAATTAGCTGACTATGATTTAACTATTACGCTTAAAAATGGCGTTAAAGTTACTACTCGCCTCGATTTAAAGTTATTACATGACCTTAGCTTTGAGTCAATAGAAGAACAAAATCCACATGATGCTGAAATTATACTCGCATCCGCACTTCTTGATGCAGGTAAGGTTAAGGGTGGACGATTTTTTGACCCTATCGATGGTATTAAAATAGAAGATACAGAGGAGTTTAAGAATTTTATTGAGTTGTTCAAGATTGCACTAAAAGCTAATCCAAGGCAGTATATTAAAATTTATAATATTGATACTACTACCGGTAAAGTTACTTATTCTTTTTTTAGCTAACAAGGAGAAAAGATGAACAATCAACTTAAAACTAAATGTTCGTTTTGTAGATATTGGACAGGCCGCGGCTGCATGGTAACGCCAAATTCGCATTATTGTAAAGAAGCAAACGATGAGTACTACCAGTACTTAAAAACTAGAAATAATGCGGCTAGCATGCCTGCGCAAAGGTCGTTAAGATCTTGGGATAAAAAGCGATAAAATTATTCGCTAAATTAAGTAGAAGGCCTTCGGGCCAGCTTAAAAGATGAATTCAAGTGATACTAAAAAGATACAAAAATATAAATTAAAGATACTGTTTATACAATAAATAAAAGATATTTATAATTTAATACTTTAATCTTTTTAGTACCGCTTAGGATTTTTCTAAGCGGTATTTTTATTTTAACTCCTAATTTTATCGATTTTTTACTGTATTATATTTTGTATATAAATTTTAAAGGAGAGTTAAACTAATGATTAAACTTTTTATTGAACCTGGCTATGACGTTAAGGCACCTGTAAGAGACTATGGAAATGCTGGAATTGACTTCTTCATTCCTAATTATAACAAAGCTTTTGCAGAGGCTTTTAATGCTAAGAACAACCCTGACCAGGCATATCTGAGTACTGATATTGATGGCGTCGGAATTATTCGTATTATGCCTCATGGACGTGTTAATATTCCTTCTGGTATTCGTAGTTTTATCAGTCCTAACGTAGCTCTTGAGGCTCAGAATAAATCTGGTATTGCCACCAAGTATGGTCTTGTCTATGGCGCTTCCGTAGTTGATGCAAACTATCAGGGTATTATTCACATTAGTCTTATTAACACTACGAGTAAGGTTATTGAGCTTCCTTATGGTATGAAGGCAGTACAATTTCTTCCTAGACTTATCGATATTTCTCCTGTTGAAGTGTATAATAATATGTCGCTTGATGAGTTCTATAAAGATTTTGAATTTTCCAATCGTGGAGAAGGAGCTTTCGGTTCAACAGGCGTTTAATTGCTATACTTAGGAGGAACTAATGTCAACTTGTTTTTTGTATGACGTCTGTAATCACAAAGATTGTGATAAGGATTTCTGTTTAAGAAAATATAAAATGGATTCACTTTATTCTGCAGCTCTTATGACTGAAAGTCAGAAGAAGCATATCACTCTTAGAGTGGATGAGGACGGAACAGATCTTGAGCAGTTCAAGCAGCTTGCAGCTATTGAGCAGAATATCGTATCATTTATTCACGAAGGTAGAAATTTGTATATTCATTCCGCAAACTGTGGTAATGGAAAATCTTCGTGGAGCCTTAGACTTGCTGAAGCTTACTTCAATAAGATCTGGGCTCGTACAGAAGTAAAGTGTAGAGTACTTTTTATAAGTGTTCCCAGATTTTTACTTGCTCTCAAAGATGATATTACTACCAAAAATGCTTATGTTGCCTATATCAAAGAAAATGTTCTTGAGGCTGACTTGGTAATTTGGGATGATATTGCTGCTAAGATGGGTTCAGAATTTGAGCTAACTCATCTACTTAATATTATTGATAACAGACTTGCTCTTGGTAAGGCTAATATCTATACATCTAATCTTAACCGTCAGCAGCTTTATACAGCTCTCGGTGAGAGACTTACTAGTAGAATTGCAAACATGTCAGTTGACGTAGAGCTGCGTGGAGCAGATAAAAGAATTTTGAAGTTAGGAGAATAAATATAAATGATTGCACAGTTTCAGATTATTAATAAAGTTCTTCAAAACAAGGACTATTCTTTTATCACTCTAAATAACCTTACTGCTGAACATTTCTATGGTTATCAAGCAGAGTATGAGTTTATTAAGGCTCACTACAATACTTATCACACTGTTCCCGACCGCCTTACTTTCGTTCAGCACTTTCCTGAGTTCGTTATTCAGGACGTAAATGAGCCTGATAATTATTTGATTGAGCAGCTTTATAATGACTACAACCAGAGTTATCTTGCTACTCGTCTTAATAATCTTAAGAAGCTTTTGGAAGCTGATGATACTGCTGGAGCAATGCAGTACTTTAAGGATTCCCTTGAGAAGCTTCACACTGGCTCAGCACTTCAGTGCACCGATATTATGTCAGATACTTCAAGATATGATCGTTATCTTGATATGATTGCAAATCAGTCTAAATACTTTATTTCTACTGGCTTCCCTGAGCTTGATAAGATTATTACAGGTATCGACCGTAGAAATGAGAATATGGTTATTGCAGCTCGTTCAGGTGTAGGTAAGTCTTGGGTTATGTTGTTGATTGCCGCAGCAGCTGCCAAGCAGGGCCTTACAGTTGGTATTTATTCAGGTGAGATGTCAGTAGACAAGGTAGCTTATCGTCTTGATACTCTTCTTGGTAAGATTGATAACAAGAAAATTTCCCGTGGTGACCTTTACTACAAGGACCATTATAAGAATTATTTGGACAGTCTTAAATGTTCTGGCTATGGACCGATTAAGGTACTTACGCCAAATGATATTGCAGGTCCCGCAACAGTAGATGCTCTTCAGGCATTTATTGAGAAAGAAAATCTTGATATCCTGTTTGTAGACCAGTATTCACTTTTGGAAGATAATAGTAGAGCCAAGGTAGCTCATGAAAAGGTTGCTAATATCTCCAAATCTATTAAGAACCTGCAGGTACTCAAGCAAATCCCGATTATTGCAGTATCTCAGATGAACAGAACTAAGAATGAAGATAAGTCTCAGGATACTACTCAGATTGCACTTTCTGACCGTATTGGACAGGATGCTACTGTTATTCTGATGCTTGATAAGCAGGATGCTGAAGACCCTAATCATCCTGGAGCTCATAAGGTAACAGTTAATATTGTAAAGTCTAGAGATGGTGGCGACGGTAGAAAGCTCGACTACTTGTGGAACTTCAACACAGGTGATTATCGTTATATTTCAAACGGTAATGATGGAGTAACCTCAGAAGAAGACTTTGAAGAGATTGAAAACAGCTACAGTGCAGATTATCCCGTAACTGATGATGAATGCCCGTTTTAAGGAGTAGATTATGCCAGTACTTAGAGTTGATAATTATATAATTGAAACGCCTCTTTATGAGATAGTATGTCAACTCAAGATGGCGTTAACAAATGGTAAACTAAGAGAAATAAAGTCTTGGAGCGAAGGTGATGACAATATCGTTGTCACCTGCCCCAACCGACATCATAAGAACGGTCGTGAAGCACATGCGGCAATGAATATCTATGTTGGAAATAGCTCAAAGATTCCGTATGGATATTGCAAATGCTGGTCCTGTGACTTCCAGTGCAGTTTTGTTAGGTTTGTTGCTGAGTGTTTTGAGTGCTCGGAAGAATTTGCTAAGAATTGGCTTAAGGACAAATATGGCAAGATTTCAAGCTCAGGCATTGTTTTGTGTGACGATATTGTTATAAAGCAAAATAAAATGCCTGTCCGTATGCCAGCAAGTTACTTAGATACTTTTCAGGACTGGCACCCGTATCTAGCTCAAAGAAAGCTTTCAAGAGAAGTTTGTGAGCTTTTCAAAGTAAAATATGACCCGCAAACAAGTCAGATAGTTTTTCCGTGTTTTGATATTGCTGGAAAAATTATTATGGCTCCGAGAAGGTCTATTTATAACAAAACTTTCTATATTAATAAAGATCAAGATAAGCCTGTTTATTGTCTTGACTATATCATAAAAAATAATATTTCAACTGCAATGATTTGTGAAGGCCCAATTGACGTGCTTACTTGCTACACCTACGGGTATCCTGCAATTGGTACCTGGGGTAATCCTTCGCCTTCACAGATAGACGCTATTAATAAATCACCTATTAAGGTCCTCTATATTGCTATGGATAATGACTGGGCAGGACAAAGAATGGCTAATGTTATCAAAGCTGGCCTTGACCCAAGAATTATCATAAAAGAAGTTCATTGGCTTCCAAATAAAAAAGACCCAAATGAACATTCATATGACGAATTCCAAAAAGTTATGAATGAGGCTAAAAATTCATAAATCACATTGTATTATATAATATCGGCTGACATCCGATAAATATAAAAAATAAATAAAAAATACTAAACAATACCAAAGGAGAAAATTAAAAATGTCAAGTACTTTCAATTTCGCACAGTATCAGCAGATCGCAGCTCAGGAGCAGACCCAGTCCGGTGATGGTACCAAAGTCGGGTACTTTAAACTCAAAGAGGATGGCGACATTGCCATCGCTCGTATCAATCTTAGTTCTACTGATGAGTTTATGTTCGCAGCAGTTCATACTCTTCAGGTAGGCGGTAAATGGATGAAGGTAAGCTGCCACAATCCTCTCGGCATGAATGCAGCTGGCTGCCCTCTTTGCTCTGCAAATCAGGCAAACCCTAAGGGCTCTATCGGTAAGTCCGCTAAGAAGATGTTTATTCCTATGCTTGTTTCTTACCGCGATCCTCAATCCGCAACTGGTTACACACCTGTTACTCCTGTTATTTGGGACCGTCCTGCTCAGTTCTCTCGTGAGCTTGCTAATAAGCTTATGGTAGCAGGTAATCTTAAGGATGTTCTCGTTCTCATTACCCGTAACGGTAAGGCAGGCGACATGCAGACTACTTACTCGGTAGATGTTCTTCCTGCAACTCATCCGGTATTTAAGCCTGAGATGATTCCTGCTGACTTCAGTGCTTTCAATAACTTTAATATCGCTAAGCATTCTTACTGGGAGAAGACTGTTGAGGAAATTAACACCTTCCTTGCTACAGGTCAGTTCCCTGAGGTTCCTAAGGCAAACAACCAGCAAGCTGTAAATACTGTAGCAAATACTGCTACTGCTTATGCGGCTCCGGCTGCTCCTGCTTACACAGCACCTGCTCAGGCTGCACCCACTCAGACAGTTCCGGCATATGCTGCTCCCGCAGCACCTCAGTATACTGCACCCGCAGCGCCCATGAATACTCCTGCAACAGCAGCACCTGATAACGCAGCAACAACTCCTGTAAGAAACTTCTCTGGCTTCAGCTTCTAATAATTAAAACAAATTTAAAGACGGGTCTGAAAACGATCCGTCTTTTATTGTATTATATTATATGAAATATATTTTAAGTGAGGTTATACATGAATAGTTTATTTGGAGGCTTTGATTTATCAGTAAGTACAAAGCCAAAAGTATCACCTGAAGCTCTTATTAAAAAAGCAACACCGACTGTTGTAGCAGAGCCTAAGAAGATAACTAATCAGAGTTTATTTGCCTCTGAAGAATTATCTGAATTTAATGTAGAACTTAATAAGCCTAAGCCTGAAGCCCTGGCACGTAAGATTGCAAGTACTGAAGAAGGCGAAGTTGACACGGCTAAGGTACTTAAGTCTAAGAAGGTTTCTCTTGCTGAAAAACTCGCCTTAATTAAAATTAAGGTACTTGAAGTACTCGGTAAGCAGAGAAAGAATGTAATTGTAATTAAGACAAAAGAAGATTTTGAAGATTATGTTTCTAAAGCTATCCAGTTCGGCCGAATTGCGATAGACACTGAGACCAATAACTCTACTGACCCCATGACTTGTCAGTTAATGGGTCTTTGTTTGTATTATGAAGGCGGTAAGCAGGCTTATATTCCTATTAATCACGTTAACCCTGAAACTGGCGAGCGCCTTGATTGGCAGCTTACTGAAGCCGATTGTAGAGAGCAGCTTCAAAGAATTAAGGATGTCGGCACTTTTGTAGTAATGCACAATGGTAAGTTCGATTATGAAGTTATTAAGTGCACCTGTGGCATTGAGATTGAGCCTGACTGGGATACTATGATCGGTGCTCACACGCTTAACGAGAACGAGCTTATGGGTCTTAAGCCCCAGTATATCAGTAAGATTGACCCTACTCAAGAAAAATATGATATTGAGAGCTTATTTGTAGTGCCTTATAAGTACGTAGACCCCGATATTTTTGCTCTCTATGCTGCGACTGACTCGTATATGACTGACCGCCTTTACCTGTATCAAGTAGCTATTTTTGAACACCCTGGTAATGAAAGACTTTATTGGATGTT